CTAAAGCACTAACTTCATTAGTCCGTAATACTGTTAACATGATTGGCTCACTTAACGTAGGCTTAGTATGTACTAACCACACTTATGCATCGCAGGATATGTTTGATCCAGATGATAAGATTAGTGGCGGCGCAGGCTTTATCTATGCATCAAGTATTGTTGTTGCAATGAAAAAGATGAAGCTAAAAGAAGATGAAGACGGCAATAAGATCTCAGAAGTTATGGGTATACGTGCTGGTTGTAAAGTAATGAAGACTCGCTATGCAAAACCGTTTGAAGGTGTGCAGGTTAAGATTCCTTATGAAACTGGTATGAATCCGTACAGCGGTCTAGTTGAATTGTTTGAGAAGAAGAACTTGTTAGTTAAGCAAGGTAATCGACTCAAGTATATTGACTTAGACGGCACAGAACATCTTGATTACCGTAAACAGTGGCTCGGCCCTAAACTTGATATGGTTATGTCACAATACGCAGAAAAAATTAAACCTGTGGTAAATATCGACGAAGTTGATGAAGAAGAAACTGTTGATCAAATCGAGGAGACACACGAAAATGGATGAAACCCAAATTGTTGATGTATGGACAGTATTTAAAGAATACTTAGATAAAAAACATATTCATACTGCTGCTGAAAGGTATGTTGATTTACTTTGTGATATAGGAGTTAAAGAAGAAACTTTACACGAAGTAATAGGGTCCGATAGTGAACTAGATGATGCTATTTGTTATTATCTAGATATGGATAAAGACGATCAAGACGAAGACACTGACGACGAATACGAGGATTAATAATGGGCTGGTATTCTGAAGTTTCAAGAGACGTATCAAAAATTCCTTCTGCTATTGCATACTTTGAAGATCAATTAATTGAAGCCAAAGGTGAAATAAAATTAAAAGGAAACGTTGAACGAGCAGCTGCAGAAATGCCAGGCATTGTTGAACATCGATTCAACCAACTTCAAGAAATTGAAGCAATCCTACACTACTTAAATATCGAGCTACGTAGATTGCGTAGCTCGTTTTTTAAGAAATATTTAGAAAATTACCAACGAGCTCTGTCAAGCCGTGACGTTGAAAAATACGTAGACGGTGAGGCAGACGTTGTTGACTATGAAAAGATTATCAACGAGTTTGCACTAATGCGTAACAAATGGTTAGGTGTTCTTAAAGGACTTGACCAGAAGCAATGGCAGATAACTAATGTTGTAAAGTTAAGAGTAGCAGGAATGGAAGATGCTAGTATCTAATGAACCATTAATAGTTGGGATAAAAGGTAGCTTTGATGCTCAAAATTTATTATTTGTTCCCAATTTACCTAATTTTAAAATAGTAGAAAGTTTAGATGATCCGTTAGTACAAAGTGCTGATGGGTATATGCAAACTAATATATATAAATTTTCAACTCCAAAATTAAAAGATCAGTTTGATTTTATTAAAGAATCAGGCAAACCTTTTTTAGTATATGAAAGTCCTGTATTTCGTAGGGGCACAACAGCATTACAAGATAAGAATCCACTGTTTATGCAACGTGTAGGCTGGAATCATTTTATGCGACAGGGAATATTTTGTAATGAAAATAGCCCGCCGGATAGATTTAACCAAATACAAAAAGACCAAAACATAGAAATAAAGCCTTGGAGAGCAAAGGGTGATTACATATTATTCATTTTGCAAAAACCCAATGACAGTAGTTTAGAACAAGTACATAAAGTTTGGGGGAATAATTATTGGGATTACGTAGTTGATTGCTTAAAGCATATACGCAAGCACACTGATATGCCTATTGTTCTTAGAGGGCATCCAAAAGCAAACAAAAGTAGATCAATAGCTGCAGGTATTGCAACAAAAGAAGGAATACCCAACGTAACGCATACTACTAATTACGATACAGACACAATTGCAAACGGTGGGAGGGGACTACAAAAAGACCTTGACAACGCCTGGGCAGTAGTTGGAACAACTAGTAATACCCTTATTGAAAGTGCGTGTTTAGGTATTCCTACATTTGCATTAGATGACACTGCAATGGCTTGGCCAGTATGCCAACCTAATTTATCGTATTTAGAAAACCCCAAATTAGATATACCACGAGAGCAATGGTTATATGATCTAGCTTGGACACAATATTATTTTAATGAGCATAAATCGGGGTTTGCCTGGAACAGACTTAAGCCTTATTACTTTTCTTAAATAAACTACGTATATAAATACTAGCGGAGAACCTTTATGCAAACAACATTATATCAAGACTGGACTATATTGTCTGGCGATACTACTCTACGCAGAGCACTAAAAAAAGAACGAAAAACAGAAGTTGTTGATTATCAGTATGAACAACTTAACACAGCAATATCGTGTTGCAAGCAATTTAGGACAGCAATTGATGTAGGAGCAAACTACGGCGTAATGTCATACCATATGTCAAAAAGATTTACTAACGTGCATGCATTTGAAATTGAACCTAACGTTTATAACTGCTTAGAAACAAATGTAAAACACTTTAAGCTAGATAATGTACAAACACATGCATGCGGGCTTGGTAATAAAGAGCAAACTGTTTCACTGACTTACATCGGCAATAAAGAGAAATCTAACTCACAGCCCTACAAAGGAACAAGTACATTTGGCACACATGTTACTCCCGATTCAAGCGGTGATATCTTAGTAAAAACAATGGATAGTTTTTCATTTACGGATGTTGATTTTATTAAAATGGACGCTGAAGGGTTTGAGCCACTTATTATAAATGGTGGCATTGATCTAATAGCAAAATATAAGCCTGTAATACTATACGAATGCAAAGGGCACGAAACTAGATACGGCTATGCAAAAGACGAAGTTGGTCAACAATTAAAGAAGTTTGGCTATGTCAAAATAGCAGATGCAGGTAACAAAAAAAACGCAATTATAGGTGTGATAAATTAAATGAAACAAGTATATAATTATTGGATGCCAGATAGCGATAATCATTTTCATAGGATGATTACTAAGCGTATTAAAAATGGTGGACCAGCTGAATATCAAGACGATGTTAGAGATGCTGCTTACCAATACGTTACAGATTTTGATCTTGCAATTGACGTTGGAGCAAATGTAGGGCTATGGGCAAAGCCATTAACTGAAAAATTTAAACAAGTTCTTGCTTACGAACCTATGCAACAAGTATACGAATGCTTAGAACTTAATGTAAAAGACTTGCCAGTGCAAATTAATTCTTTTGCATTAGGAAGTGTTAATGATAAAGTTACTATGGAATTTGATAAAGACAATACCGGTAATAGTTATGTTTCTGATATCGGTACTGGCAACATAACTATTAAACGCATGGATGATTTAAATTTGCCTAAATTTGGATTATTAAAAATTGATTGTGAAAGACACGAGTTAGAAGTGTTAAAAGGTGCAACAGAAACAATTTTAAAATACAAACCCATCATTGTATGCGAGCAACATCCTGACACAAATGAGTGTGCTGGAGAGTATATAAAATCATTAGGTGCAAAAGAATTAACTAATGTTAGAAAAGATTATATCTTTGGCTGGTAATTTCTTTAATACCAGGATTCTTAACTAGTCATAAACTGCGTATATAAATACTTATATGAGCAAAGTTGTATTAGTTACGGGCGGATTTGACCCACTTCATAGTGGACATATTGAGTATTTTAAAGCTGCCAAACAATTAGGCCAAAAGCTAATAGTTGGTGTAAATTCAGACGAGTGGCTTACCCGTAAAAAAGGTAGACCATTTATGCCATTTACAGAGCGTGTTAATATTCTTAAAGAACTTGCTTGTGTTGATAAAGTTATTGGGTTTAATGACGAAGATGACAGTGCTTGTCATGCAATCTTTCATACACTTAGTACACATGACAGCAGTACAACAGTTATATTTGCTAACGGTGGTGACAGAACAAATACAACAACTCCCGAATATAAAATTTATCATGATTATCCTCACGTAGAGTTTGCATTCTCAGTTGGTGGAGAAGATAAAAAAAATTCTAGTAGTTGGATTTTAGAGGAATGGAAAAATCCTAAAACTATACGTGCTTGGGGATGGTATCGAGTTCTTGACAACCAAATAGGTTATAAAGTTAAAGAATTAGTTATTGCACCAGGAAAAAGTCTAAGTAATCAGCGACATTTTAAAAGAAGTGAACATTGGTATGTACTTAAAGGAGAGTGTGCGTTAACTACAGAATGGGACGATCGGGTAACAACGTCTTTACTAACTGAACTAACATCTGGGTATGCCATCGGACAACAAGTGTGGCACCAAGCATCTAATAATACTAAAGATCTATGCCATATACTTGAAGTACAATATGGGGAAGAATGTGTGGAGGAAGACATTGAACGAAGATAATAACCTAATACCGTTAAAGATATTTATAGGATACGATACAAGAGAAGATATTGCGTATGAAGTATGCAAACAAAGTATACTTGATACGGCATCTGTTCCTGTTGAAATTATTCCTTTAAAATTAAAAGAATTAAGAAAATCCGGATGGTACACTAGAGATGAAGACCAACTAGGAAGTACTGAATTTACATTTAGTCGTTTTATGATTCCGTTTCTTACAGACTATACTGGCTGGGCATTATTTATTGATTGTGATTTTATTTTTAAAAGAGACATCGTACATCTATTTGAACAAAAAGATGACAAGTATGCAGTAATGTGTGCTCATCATGATTATACTCCTAAAGATGGAGAAAAGATGGACGGGCAAGCACAATTACCGTACCCAAGAAAAAATTGGTCAAGTATGGTTTTATGGAACTGTGGACATGCAACTAATAAGACCGTAACATTATCATTAATTAATGATCCTAAAACATCTGGAGCATACCTTCATAGATTTTCCTGGATACCCGATAGTCTAATAGGAAAAATAACTCATAAATGGAATTGGTTGGTTGGTTGGTACAAAGAACCTCAAGATGGTATTCCGTGGGCATTGCACTATACTGAAGGCGGCCCTTGGTTTGAAGGATTTGAAGATTGTGAATATGCGTTAGATTGGGTCCAAGTAGAAAGAAATTTCTATAAAAATCAAATAACCAAACTTGAAGAAACTATTAAAAATAATAACAATCGAAGAATAAATGTTAGCGATTTAACACTTAGTGACCATGCTAAAAAATTATTAGAAGCAACACTTCATGAGTTAGTAGATCCTTCTGGAACAATATACACTGACGCTAAAGACACTATAATAAAAATAAAGGAGGAAGCAATGGGAAATAAAGTTGCTGCAATGAATAATTGGGGAGCAAAGCCCGAAACTAGTACTCGTGCACCAAAAGGACTGTATGACCCTTATTGTGAAAATTTTATTTTAGGAAGTGGCGGAATTGTAAGCGAATTTGCTAGAGAAGTAAAATCCGATAACACATTAGTAATACGTGGGTTAGGTGGAGGCGGCCAAAAAGCTATAAAACATTGTTTGGAAAATAATAGAGATTTTTATGCAATTGATACAGGCTATATTCAACCCGGTCCTAGGAAAGAATATCATCGAGTCACAAAAAATAATTTACAAAATTTAGAATTAATTCACAATCGCCCGCATGATAGATTATCAAAACTAGGTTGGCGTCCTACTAAATTTAAAAAAGACAACGGAGAAAATATTTTAATATGTCCGCCTAGTGCAAAAGTAATGAAATTTTACGGCCAAGATGCTGACGCCTGGATTGATAATGTGTTAAATGAACTTCCAAAGTACACTGATAGGCCTATTGTAGTAAGAACAAAACCTTCAAGTAGAAGAGAACGTACTACATTTAATACTATCTACGATGCGTTAGATGAGGCATATTGCCTAGTAACATATAATAGTATTGCAGCTACAGAAGCATTATTAGTTGGCAAGCCGGTAATTGCATTAGCACCAAATGCTGCTCAGACATTATGTAATAAAAATCTTAATGAAATAGAAAATTTAAATTACCCTAGCTTAGATGAACTTGTTAATTTTGCAGCACACTTATCTTATTGTCAGTTTACTTCTAATGAATTACGTTCTGGATATGCTTGGAGTATTTTAAATGAAAGTAGTTAGTTATTTAAGATCAGTTCCTGGCAAAAATGACAATCCTCAGAAAGAAAAATTATTAGTTGATTTTGCAGCTGGGGTTAATGCAGCTGGAGACACTGGCATTGTTCATCATCATGATAACTTAATTGAATGTGATGCAGCAATGATACAAGGTTGGGTATATTCTAAGATTGTTACTCCGCATTTACGATTAAGAGATTCAGTTATAAGATCTCAGAAAGAGTACAACAAACGCACAATAACAGCTGATGCAAATTTGTTTTTATTTCATGATCCGACAAATGCAAAAGGTGGATATTTAAGATATAGTTTTGATGGTATTTTTCCTACTACCGGAAATTATTGTGACAATAACGTTGACAGAAGTCGTTGGCAGAGTATATCAAAAACTTTAAATTTAACAATGACACCCTACACCAGACAAGGCCATCATATAGTTTTAATGTGCCAGCGCCAAGGCGGCTGGAGTATGAAGGGTCTAGACGTAGTAGAATGGATTGCAGATACAATAACACGCATTCAATCCTATACAGATAGAAAAATTGTTATAAGAAGTCATCCTGGTGATAAGTTAGCAGAAAAATATCTATCACCTACTATACCAAACCACCCTCTACTAAGATTTTCTAATATAGAATTAAGTCCACCAGGAAGATTGTTAGATGAAGATCTAAAAGGAGCGTGGGCAATAGTTAATCATAATAGTAGTGCCGCAGTAGGACCACTTATTAGAGGATATCATTGCTTTTTAACAGACTCAACTGATAGTCAATGTAAAGAAGTTAGTAATACAGATCTTAGTAAAATTGAATCGCCAGAGTATTTTGACAGACAACCTTGGCTAGAAAGAATTAGTATGTGCCATTGGTCTTTTGATGAATTAAGGTCCGGCATTTGTTGGAAACACATGAGAGAATATATATAATGGAAATTACAGTATTAACAACATTTCATAAACCAGGTTTAGACAAATACGGACAACGTATGATTGATAGTTTTGCATCTAATATTGATAAACGTATTAAATTGTTAGTGTATGCAGAAGATTGCTCGCCAGTAAATCCAAACCCAAAACAAATTACAATATTAAATGCAAAGGAAGTATTGCCTAAACTAAATGCGTTTAAATCAACATGGGGACATGTTCCTAAAGCTAATGGCGACATTACTAATGAGCCACAGCGCCACACACGTCGCGATTGGATGAAGAAATTCAAGTGGGACGCAGTTAGGTTCGCTAATAAAACATACGCTGTGTATGACGCTGTACAGCGTTCTAAGGACTGGTGTGTATGGATGGACGCGGATACATTTGTGCATAGCCCCTGGACGTATGAAGACTTTGCAGAACAATTACCTAATGAAAGTTGGATCACATATGTAGGCAGAGGCAAAGGATCGCAAACATGGCCAGAGTGTGGCTTCTACGGATTAAACTTAAATCATCCTGTGTGCCACGAGTTTCTTAAAGAGTTTGAAAGAGTATACGAAGAAGCAGACAACGGAATATTCTTGTTAGACGAATGGCATGACAGTTATGTGTTTGGGAGTATATTAAACAATATGAAATTACAATTTCCTAATGCACACGACTATAGTGCTGAGATGTATCTGCGTGAAGCAAAGTCAGGCGGCGGTGGACATCCGTTGATTAACGGCGTACTAGGTAAATGGATTGACCATATGAAAGGTGGACGCAAGGAAGCAGGTAAGTCTCAAAAGAAAGATATTATGGTTAACAGAACAGAAGATTATTGGAGAGAAATTTAAATGGTTGATATAGACGAACATTTAGGCGGCGGTGAAGGACGTTGTTGGACAGACGAAGGATGTTTAGATTGGGCAATTAACAATCTAAACATAAAAAGTATGATTGATATTGGATGTGGACAAGCCTGCCAAGTAGAACTTGCAAGAGAGAAAAATTTACGTGCTATAGGAGTTGAAGGTGATCCGCGATGTATAAAAGAAGATTTGCAAATACAGTTTGACTTTAGTAAAGGTAAATTTTCAATTGAAGAAAAGTTTGACCTTGCTTGGAGTGTAGAATTTTTAGAACATGTATACGAAGAATTTATTCCAAACTATATGACGGCATTTCAAGCAGCAAAATATGTAATTTGTACACATGCACCGCCAGGTAAAAAAGGATATCATCATGTTAATTGTAATACAAAAGAATATTGGATAGACATATTTGATCAATATGGGTTTGACTTTAATGAAAAGTTAACCAATAAAGTTAGAACTTCTACAACAATGGGAAAAGCCTTTATGAGAAAATATGGCTTAGTCTTTATTAACCGGAACAATGAAAGTTAGTTTATGGACATCTTATGGCGCACTTAATAGTAGACCTATCTTTGATGCTTTTGAACACAGTCTTATATCTGCTGGGTGGACTGTTTCTCATAATGATGCTAGTGCCGATGTTAATGTTATTTGGAGTGTGTTGTTTAATGGACGAATGGGAAGAAACAAGGAAGTCTGGCAACAAAACAAACCAACCATAGTATTAGAAGTTGGAGGCATTAAACGAGGCACAACTTGGAAGGTAGGATTAAATGGGATTAATAGAAGTGCTTACTTTGGGCCCGATAATAATAACGATGATCGCCATCGTCTACTCGGTCTATCGTTAAAGCCTTGGCGTACTAGTGGAGAGTTTATTCTTATAGCAGGACAACACGATAAGAGTCTGCAATGGCAAGGTATGCCTAGTATGAGCAAATGGTTGATGAACACTATTGATGCTATTCGAACATATACCAACCGTCCTATACTGTTCCGTCCTCATCCTCGTTGTCCATTACCAAATATTGAAAACGAATTTAAAAATGTTTATAGACAACAACCAGTACAACTGCCAAACAGTTACGATGACTTTGACATGAGCTTTGACAACGTACACGCTACTGTAAGCTACTCTAGCAATCCGGGCATTCATAGTGTACTCAACGGTGTTCCGGCGTTTGTAGGCACCAGCTCGTTAGCGTATGACGTAGGTAACGACATAGACTTTATGCACGATATAGAAAATCCTTGCATGCCAGACAGAACACAGTGGCTTAACGACTACGCACACACTGAATATACAGTGGAAGAAATTGCATTAGGAATTCCACTTAAACACTTGACTTTAAAGATATAATGTAGTATAATAATACTATGATAACAAAACGTAGTATAGAAGATTGTATTGAATTATTAGTTGGCCTTCAGTCAGACCCAAATATAATTGCCGAATGTAAACCTGAAGACTATAAAATTTTAACTAGCATTGGCCGCCAAGTATTTAAAGGTATAGGATTGACAGATCGTCAATATGCATTAGTTAAGACAAAATTAATTGAGTATAGTGACATGTTTAATTATAATTTAGAAGAATCTTTTAATACCTTACGTATTCCGTTAAGAGAACTTAATAGAGAAAAAACAATTAATTTAGTAACTAACGATGATCAAGAATTGTTAATTGCTATTCAATTTATATTCAATAAACGATTACTAGCTAGTATTGAAAAAACAAAAAACGAATCCACTGATCATAATTATGATAGTGTTAATAAGATCCATTATTTTCCACTAACTGAAAAAAATGTATTTTCTATTATAAACAATTTTAAAAATAATAAATTTATTATTCAGGACGAGTTATTAACGTATTTTAAAAAAGTAGAAAAAATGAATAATGAAAAAGACAAGTATATACCAGGAATTTATTCCTTTAAATTAAAAAACTTAACAAATAAAGCTATTGACTTTATGGTATCATCAATAGGTGAACCTACAGTAGAAAATTTAGCTATTTACAATGATCGAAAAACACAACTAGGATTACATCATTTTGATCAAGAAGCGTTAGAAAAAAGCCTAAATGAATTAACTCCGTTGAGTAAAAAGATTGTAACTCGTTCTTTTAAAGAAGTATTAATATCATCAACAGTGTGGACAGTAGAACAAGTATTAGAAAGTATACTAGAATTAACTAGATATCCAATACTAGTATTATTACCATCAGACGATCCGTTACCAAAACTAATCGAAATAAACAATGGATTAACAAATATATTCTTTTCAGAAGATATGAGTGTTCTTTTTAGAGCTGAAAATGAAGACAACGGACATAAGTTTAACAAGTATATTAAAGATAATAAATTAAATAATTCGGTTGACAAAAATACAAAAGTAGTGTATATTAGTTGTAATAAGTTTCCTAAACCGTTAATTAATGCTGACTGGACACCGAGTGTAACACTATCAATAGGAAGCTATAGGATGAATACTAATGTTCGTGAATACATTAATCCTACAGATTTAATCATTCATTACGATACAGATGTAACTCCGTTTAATCGAGTTAAGGTAGAAAAACTATAATATGGCAACATGTAGATTAATAATTGAAGACGAAGTAAACATTAAGCTAGAAGGACTAGACGTAGATGTACGAAGGAAGCTAGCGAATGCTCTTAAGTTTGAAGTGCCCTACGCAAAGTATATGCCACAATACAAACTTGGTCGCTGGGATGGAAAAGTTGCTTTTTTTGGTGTTGGTGGTACTGGCTACGTCAATCATCTTAACGTTGTTAGTGAAGTGTTGGCAAAAAATAATGTCCAAATAATTGATATCCAAGATAATCGTCATCCTATTGATTTAAAGTTTACTCCTGTGTCAGAACGATATTGGGCAGACCAAGGTGTATGTTGGCCTAAAGGACATCCTGTAGCAGGTACTGAAATTATCCTGCGTGACTACCAAGTAGAGGCTATTAACAATTTTCTAGCTAACCCGCAGAGCTTGCAACAGATTGCAACTGGGGCAGGCAAAACAATTACAACTGCAACGTTATCACATATGGTTGAGCCTTATGGACGTAGTATTGTTATTGTGCCTAATAAGTCACTTGTTGAACAAACTGAAGAAGACTATATTAATTGTGGTCTTGATGTAGGAGTCTACTTTGGCGATAGAAAAATGCTGAACAAGACACATACTATTTGTACTTGGCAAAGTTTAAATATACTTGACAAAAAACACAAAGACGGCACCGCAGTATTATCCTTAGCAGAATTTTTAGATGGAGTAAGTGCTGTTATTGTTGACGAAGTACACCAAGCTAAAGCAGAAGTACTTAAAAACTTGCTTACTCGTAACTTACGCAACGCTCCAATTCGTTGGGGACTGACTGGTACTGTACCTAAAGAAAAATTTGAGTTTGAAAGTATTCATGCAAGTTTAGGACCTGTAATTGGTAGCATTAGTGCTAAGTCGTTACAAGATAAAGGTGTACTATCACAATGTCATGTTAACGTATGTCAATTAATTGATACAGTAGTACACAGTGATTACCAAAGTGAACTAAAGTATCTAACAACAAATGAAGCAAGACTAACATATATTGCTAAGATGATGAACAAAGTTTCACAGACTGGAAACACATTGATACTAGTAGATAGAATTAGTGCAGGCCAAGTATTAGCAGAACTAATACCAAACAGCACTTTTGTAAGCGGAAGCGTTAAAATAAAAGACAGAAAAGAGACATACGATACAATTAAAGAAGGTACTAATGAAGTTATTATCGCAACCTATGGTGTTGCGGCAGTAGGACTCAATATACCTCGTATCTTTAATATGGTTCTTATTGAGCCGGGCAAGAGCTTTGTTCGAGTTATCCAGTCTATAGGCAGAGGCGTTAGAAAGGCAAAAGATAAAGACTTCGTTCAAATATGGGATCTTACATCGACATGTAAGTATGCGAAGCGGCACCTAACTCAACGTAAAAAGTTTTACAATGAGGCACAGTATCCATTTAAGATCGAAAAAATAGATTGGAATTAAAGGAAATAATATGAGAATTTTAACACTTGAAGACAAATGTTTTTCATTAACAAACTTACCAGAGGAACTAGATGAAGATATTCGGTTTGCTGTATTAGATAATAGTGACCCAAAAGAACCGGATTTCTTTTTTATTCCTCTAATCTTTTTAGAAAGTTTTAACGCTCCGGCAATGGTTTTAGAAATTAATGGCAATGAAATAATGATGCCATTAGATTGGTCCATTGCTGTTGGAGATTCACAGAGCGGAAATGATCTAGAAGTATTACCATTAACTAGTATTAACAACCGAGGCTTTGAAGCATTTTTATTTAATCCATTATCAAGTTTTAAATGTGACTTTGCTGAAATTAAAATTACTAATTTTTACAATGATGTAAAATGGTATTTTCCTAAAGTTAAAAACGGACAGCTATTAAGTGTTCCAATTACCGAAGGAAGTAAACCCAAATGTGCATATTTTATTAAAGAAATATCACGACAGTCAGAGACAATTGATTACGGTCAGATATTATAAAGGAGAGACTAATGGGAATTAAAGCAGGAAAGGTATGGGGTGCTACAGAGCTAATCCATGCAAATGGCGTATTAGAATTTCATCGTATTGAATTTAATAAAGGATTTAAATGCAGTGAGCACGAACATGAATTTAAGTGGAACGGATTCTTTGTTGAATCTGGCAAAATGATTGTCAGAGTTTGGCAGGATGATCAAGATGGTCTCGTTGATGAAACTATTCTTGGTGCCGGTGATTTTACTCAAGTTAAACCAGGTAAAATTCACCAATTTGAAGGCCTCGAAGACGGAGTAGCTTTTGAACTGTACTGGGCAGAATTTAATCACAATGATATTGTGAGAAGATCTGTTGGTACAAAAATTTAAAAATACAGGAGGAACATTGATGTTTAATATTTTTAAAGAAGTAGACAGAAGTATGCTGATGAAACTAGTAGCACTTCATGTTGTTGTTATTACAGTTTCAAACGCACTTGTAGGTATTCCAGTAGAAATATTTGGAGTTAAACTTACATGGGCAGCATTTACGTTTCCATTAGTTGTTTTAGCAACCGACTTAACAGTTAGATTGCTAGGTAAGAGCATTGCAAGGTCGACTATCGCCGCAGCATATCCTCTAGCAATTATTGGTTCTATTGCTGTAGTAATGTTAGAAGGTGCGCCTACAAGCGTAGCACTACGTATTGGCTTTGCAAGTGCAACAGCTTATGGTGTAGGAACATTCCTTGACGTATATGTATTCCAGTATTTAAGAGAAAACTGGAGTAAACAGTGGTGGCTTGCTCCGGCATTGTCAACAGTTGTTGCAAACATAATTGATACGTATGCATTCTTTTACGTTGCATTTGCAAACAGTGCAGACGAATATATGGCTGCTAACTGGATGGAAATTGCACAGTCACAAGTTGTCATAAAGATTGCAGTAGGTTTAATTATCTTCCTACCAGCTTACGGAGTCTTACTCCGTTACTTAAAAAATAGAGTAGCGGATGGCGATCAAGGGTAAATTACTACCTGGAGAAGCATTGATATATGAGCGAGCCAACGGTGTTGTGTTCGCTCATTATCGAGACCCCCCACACAACAAAATTCCAAGATGGATAGTTGGCGGCACATCTGAAGGAGTATCTAGGATGAAAGGTGATTTATTTTCATACGGAGAATGGCAACATATGATGGAATTAGCAAAGACTAATAAATCATTTAAAATACAACTTGATCGAATTTTAGTAATATATTATACTATAAAAGATACAATAAAGGAAAACAAATGAGCCTTTTAAAGAGTGCTATTCTTATCCCGGCTAGATATGGAAGTACACGTTTCCCCGGCAAGCCTTTAGAACAGTTGGGTGGAATTCCAATGATTAGACGTGTGGCAGATGCAGCACGTGAATCAGGATTGCCTGTGTACGTGTTAACTGATGACCAACGTGTTGCTAACTGTGTTAATGATGCATACACTGTTCTTATAGACGAAGCAGATTATGCTAACGGCACTGAGCGATGCGCCGGCTCACTAACGCAAGATTACTTAGACAAGTATGATACATTTATTAACGTACAAGGCGATATGCCTGATATTACTGAAGAAGCAATACATAAAGCAGAAGCATTAATAACATCTTATCCAGTAAGCACAGTGTTTACAACGATGACAGAAGAAAAACAAAACGATCCTAACTCAGTTAAGATGGTACATGCAAGCGAACACGCACTTTGGTTTGGTAGAGGCATTACAGGATATGGTAGTTGGCATTTAGGTGTATATGGATATAGTCGTATTGCATTAGAACAATATCTAAACTTGCCAGTACCAGAAGAAGAACGTATTGAGCAATTAGAGCAACTACGCTGGCTTAAAAATGGTTGGCAAATAGGAATAAGTCCTGTATACTATAAAGGCGTAGAGATAAACACACCTAAGGATATAAACGAATGGCACAAAAACTTCCAGTAAAAGACATACTTGCGGCAGTTGATATGAATGCCAAAAATGTTTGGAAAGAATTATCTGTTGAAGAAAAGAAGCAAGTTAGCTTTTGGTTATTGAATAGATATGTAAGTGCCGTTCAAGGTAGCCGAGAAGATCAAGAACTTGCTATTTTTAAAACAAATGAATACTACAATAAACATTTTAATACTATAGGTGTTGGAAAAGAAAACGGCCATCAAGAACTTATGTGGCAATTACTTTGTATAAGCGGATCTTGGGGTAAAATTAAATTTCATCCGTATATAGGTTTTAAGAAGAAAGCAGGAAATAATAATGCTATGCTTAAATTCTTAGAACAAATATATCCTAACATGAAACAACACGAGGTCGAATTACTTGCTTCAATATCTACAAAAAAAGAAATCAAAGCTCTTGCAGAAGAACATGGGATTGAAAATGTTAAGCTCTGAAAAACCTTATATATGCGAGTACTGTAAATCAGGTTATATGAAAGAAAAAACCCTTGCAGTACATATGTGTGAACAAAAGAGGAGAGTATTACAACGTACTGAAAAACGAGTACAGTTAGGCTTGTTTACTTTTAATAAGTTTTATCAGATAAGTATGGGTGCAAAGACTGAAAAGACTTACGAAGATTTTTGTAAAAGTCAGTACTATAATGCATTTGTAAAATTTGGTAGTTTTGTATCAAACGTTAAACCGCTATACCCTGAAAAATATATTCAGTATGTAGTAAAGAGTGGAGTGAAATTAGATCATTGGTGTAGAGAAGAAATGTACGAAACATACGCCTTAAACTTGATTAAAAAAGAAGGTGTTCAAACTGCTTTGGAACGTTCAATTATAACTATGATGGAATGGGCTGATGAAAATAATAGTCAATGGAATCATTACTTTAATTATGTAAGTTTAAATAGAGCAATTTGGCATATCAAAGATGGGAAGATAAGTCCATGGCTTATACTTAATTGTAAAAGTGGAAAAGAAATGTTAAGCAAGTTTAATGACGAACAACTTAGCATGGTGTATAATATTATAGATCCTGAACATTGGGCTGTAAGATTTAATCGACAAAAATCTGACATTGAAACTGTTAAAGAAGTTGTTAAAGAAAGTAACCTATGAAAATATTAATTTTTGGATTGCCAGGAAGCGGTAAGACAACACTAGCAAAACCTTTTGCAGAACTACTAGGCGGCGTTCATCTAAACGCCGACGAAGTAAGAACACAATATGATGATTGGGATTTTACCCCTGAAGGCCGTATGCGCCAGGCAATGCGTATGAAGTTCTTATCAGACGGTGTTGTTATGGCAGGTAAGATTGCCATAGCAGATTTTATATGCCCAACTGAAGCAGCACGAGTAGAGTTTAATCCAGACTTTACTGTATGGATGAATACTATACAAAAAGGCAAGTATGCTGATACAAACCAGATGTTTCAAGCACCTGTAGAAGTTAACTACCATGTTGCTGAATGGTTTGATAACACTCATATCCAGTTAATGGATGTAGTAAAAAGTTATATAGAAAGAAGAAACAATGTTTAATAATCAAAAACCAACAGCACAGATGCTAGGCAGATGGCAACCTTGGCACAACGGGCATACTGCACTATTTAAAAAAGCATTGCTAGAAACTGGTCAAGTTTGCATACAGATTCGCGATGTACAAAACGCTGACGCCGGAATGGGCAATGATGATAATCCGTTTGATTACTTAACAGTACGAAAAAATATTATTGCTAAATTGTTAAATGAAGGCTTTACTTATGAAGAAGAATATGTTATAATGTTAGTACCTAACATTGTAGACATTAGTTATGGTCGCGGAGTAGGGTATACATTTACACAACACGACTTAGGTAATAAAGTACATAACATAAGTGCTACTAAGATAAGACAACAATTAAGAGATGAAGGAAAATTATGAAATTAATATATCATCCAGACGAATTCTTAGATAAAAAAGTAAACGAGGTAGACTTATTAAATCCTGGATTTGATCCAAAAGAATTAAAAAAACAAATGGTTGACTTAATGTTAGCTAGTAAAGGTATTGGATTAAGTGCAAACCAAATAGGACTTAATGCACAAGTTTTTGTAATGGGAGAAAATATTGATAATGCTATTATATGCATTAACCCTGAGGTATTACAGCACACAGAAGAAACAGTAGTAGATACTGAAGGTTGTTTAAGTTTTCCAAATATATTTGTAAAGGTTACTCGTCCTAAAGAGATACTTGTAAAATACTACAATGAAGACTTAAAAGAAATAAGTACTAAGGTCATTGGATACTCAGCTAAATGCTTTCTACATGAATGGGATCATTTACAAGGAATTACATTTAAAGATAGAGTATCAAAACTTAAATGGAATATGGCACAGAAAAAAGCAAGTAAACTAAGGAACATGCATGCCTGATATTGATATAGACTTTGCTGATAGAACAATGGTACTTGCTCAATTAAAGCATCGTGTTGCTAAACTTGATACAAACAAGAAACATAACACCGGAGTCTATGCAACTGAAATTCCACACAATCCTATTGACAACTTAGCCACAGTTGACTACAAAACTGCTGAAAAACGCGGCTACTTTAAACTAGACTTTCTTAACGTAAGCATATACAAAGACGTTAAGGACGAAGCACACTTAACAGAATTAATGGAAAGGACACCACTATGGCAACTTCTGGAACACAAAGACTTCAGCGAAAAAGTCTTTCATCTGAACGGGCACAACGAACTATTGAAGCAATTGAAACCGTCGTCGGTATCTCAATTGGCAGCGACCCTAGCTATTATCCGCCCGGCAAAGAGACACTTAGCGAACGAAAACTGGGATACGATAATGAAGGAAGTGTGGATAAAACCAACAAATGGTGATTACTACTTTAAGAAAGCACATGCTGTAAGTTACGCTACAGCGTGTGTAGTACATATGAATTTATTATGTGAACAACTTATTTCTTAGAATTACGTCTTATAAGTTGTACTGATTTTCTCTTTATACGTTTAATTGAAAGATTGCCTAAATTAACACAAGGCCCTATGGTTACTTTAACGTCTTTAGTATTCATAGTCATAAGAGCATACTGAAACGGTTCGAACTCAGTTCTTAAGAATATATTAATAGGAATTAATCTATTTGATTCCCACCACCATATATCTCCTAACTCGAGAAATACTTCTTTTTCTATGTCAGAATTAAGATGTGTATATACGTACATTGATGTTACATGCTGGTCCTGGTTAACTATTATCCCTACGTACTCGTTACCTCCGTAAGTAGTAACACTGATAAATGGGAAACTTGTTTCGATATCTTTTAGTAGCATGTAATTTTAATTCTCTTTGTTATCCGATAAATATAAGTATGACGCAGCTAATACCTAGATATTTAGTAAATAATAGAACCACTATCGTAGCCAATGTGGCTGGATTTATTACGGAGTACAGACCAGTGTATCAAAGAAACATAACAGTATATAAAAATATAGATAACGAATTACAATTTAGAGTACTTAACTCAGATCAAAAGCCGTTAGCAGTTAGTAGTTATACTCCTAAATTTGTAGCATTTGATGAAAACAAAACGCTTGTTATAGAGCATGACGGTGTAGCTGTAGTCGGTGATGACAGTGCAGCAACTAGAGGATTGTTTACTGTAACTATTACTGAAAATGATTTATTAAGTTTAGATCAACAATATCTAAGTTATAATATATTTTTACAGGATTCTAGTAATCATAATACGCTAACTTATGCTGATACTAACTTTGGAAATAACGGTGTTATCTATATTGATTCCGGAGCATTGCCTGGACCAAGACCGTCTTATAGCTTTAATCAATTCCAACAAGACAATATATACAGTACGTTGTTCTTTAGTGAATCTAAAACAGCTGAGCCAGGAATCAACGGTAACGATGCTTTACACACAGCAGCAATATACACCAACAACTATATAGGCGATGTTGTAGTGCAAGCTACATTAGACAGCTCAGTTTCTGAATCAACTATCTGGGGAGATGTAACTTCTGTTTCTTTTGGCGGAGCAGAAACTACTCCTGTAGCAGTAAACTTCAACGGTGTATTTAATCATTTAAGATTTAAAACAACAGCAAGTCCTGTAGATAAAATAACTAAAATACTTGTTCGAAACTGATTGACAAACTAGTATAACTCTGCTATAATAGTAGTATGAGTATAGTTAGTGACATCATAATAGCACAGTTACCTGCAAAAAGAAAGATCACTCCGAGTGGATGGACTAGCTTTAATGCACCTTGCTGTCATAACAACGGAGATAGCATAGACAAGCGTGGCCGTGGCGGACTTATTAATGAAGGCGAAACAGTTAGCTTTCATTGCTTCAACTGCGGGTATAAAGCAAGCTGGCAACCTGGTAGACCAGTATCACATAAATTACGTAAATTATTACAATGGTTGAACACGCCCGACGACACAATTAACAAGTTGACGTTAGACGTAATGCGTATTAACGAAGGTGTAGAGATACAAAAACGTAAGATTGAAATACCTACATTTGAAACTGTTCCGCTTCCGCCTGACGCAATTAAACTAACTAACATTAACGAGTTTAACAAGTATAGCATAGCTATTCTTGAATACATGTCAAGCCGCAATTTAAACTTAGATGATACTGAATACTATTGGAGCCCCAGTTTAGCATACCGTGATAGACTTATTATTCCGTTTTACTTTGAAAAACGTATTGTGGGCTGGACAGCTAGAACAATTATAGGAGATAAGCAACCTAAATATCTTATGGAAGTGCAGCCTGGATTTGTATACGGTTTAGATGAACAGAATCATAATAAAGTATTTTGTATAGTATGTGAAGGACAACTAGACGCTATTCACATAGATGGATGTGCATTAGGCGGCAGTGAAATCAATGATGCCCAAGCACTACTACTTAATCGGTTAAGTAAAGATATAATAGTTGTTCCAGATAGAGATCACGCTGGAAAGAAACTTATAGAACAAGCAATTGATCTTGGATGGGGAGTTAGCTTACCAGATTGGGATTCTGATATAACTGACGTTAGTGAAGCAGTTAACAAATACGGTAGACTATATACGTTATACAGTATTGCAAACGCTGCCGAAACAAGTGCATTAAAGATTAGACTAAAGGAGAAAAAGTGGTTTACTTAAAAAAGATTTGGAGTTTTATTTGTTGGCCATATATTGCTATTCGAGACCACTTACGTTGGAAAAAGAAATTAAAAGAACTTAAACAAAAAGATCCTTATATATACAAGTAGGAGAAAGGTAAATGGAAAATTATCTAGATGCAGACTTATGGACAATTTTTCCAAACGTTAAACGTGTTGGTGTACAAGTTAGTGGTGGCGCAGATAGTGCTTTAGTTCTTTATACATTAGTCAAATGTATTAAAGATGCTGACATATATGTTATAACTGGATCATTAAATACAGAAAATAATTTTAATGAACAATATGCAAAAGATGTAGTTGCAGAAGTAGTAAGGCTTACAGATACAAAAAGTATTAAAGAACATATTTTTAAAAGACAACGTAAGAGAGGTGAGCAAGCTGGTACTGATCCAGATGTAATATACAGAAAAGGTATGTTGCATAATGTTGCTAAAAAATATAATTTAGATCTAATGCTAAATGGTGTTACAATGAATCCTCCAAAGGGAATATTAGATGAAGGTAGAGATGAACGTAGAGATAAACCTATGCTTTTGAAAATAGAAGATGAGTGGTTAGTAATACCGGTATTTAGGCCTTTCGCACAAAACGACAAAAGAACAATAATGAAGCAGTATAAAAAATTAGATATTATGTCTTTGTTTGAAAAGACTTGGAGTTGTGAAGGCACTATAGAATCTACACAAAACTTTACAGTACCCTGTGGTAAATGCTGGTGGTGTAAAGAAAGACAATGGGCAATGGAGGCAATAGTATGATACATTGGGGTATGGTTGGTAATAGTCACGACGCTAGTTTAGCAGTTTTTGAAACAAGGACTACTGGGCTTAGTAACTTTCCTAAAACAAAACTGTTACATGCAAGCCTAGCTAAAGACTACAGTCAAGTTCAACACGATCCTAACTTTAATTGGAGCCAGATTGAATCAGCTAGACAAACTTTTGGACCACCTTTAAAGATACAATGGTACGAACGTCCGGTGCTAAAGACATTACGACAATGGCGGGCAGGACAGGGTTGGTTGTATAACGAGAACAATATTAAAAAGTATCTTATGCAATGGGATATTACTGCACCAATTAAATATACCCAACACCATTTAAGTCATGCGGCCTATGCGTATTACACACAACCACATGACGACTGTGCTGTAATTGTGATAGACAGTATTGGAGAGTTTGAAACCCTAACTATATGGCATGGAAAGAACAATAAGCTAAAGAAGATACATAGTCAGGGCTACCCACATAGCCTAGGATTATTTTATAGTGCGATGACACAGCGTATGGGCCTTATTCCACAATGTGATGAATACTTAGTTACTCAAATGTCTAAGAAGGGTAACTATAAAAGGCTTAGTAAAAAGATACTAACTGAAATTATTAGGCCACCTAATAAAGATAACCCTTCTATTAAAATGAGAGAAAATTTACATAGAGGGTGCATGTGGTGGAGACCAGAGCTACAAACAGAACAAGATATGTGTGACATTGCTGCTGCAACCCAACGTATATTTGAACTTAGCCTCAAGCACTTATCTGACTGGGCTAAAGAAAAAACACAAAGTTCTAGTCTAGCACTAGCAGGCGGTGGCGCACTTAATAAACAAGCAGTAAAAAAGATTAAGCGTAAATGGACAAACGTACATGTTCCGCACAATCCAGGAGATCCCGGATCATGTATTGGAGCAGTACTAGCACAAACAAAAACTAAAATAACACTTGACAATCAATGGTATAAGGCAGTATAATAAACTATGGGAATAAATGATAAGATATCTGAAGAAGATAAAAAGATGATGGACGAGTGGCTTACAAAAAATAAAGTCACTGTAGGAAAAACAAAACCTATGCCGCATGAACTTGGTATTAGTAATATTACTTGGAATAACAAGTTAACTAAAGCAGAGAAAAAAGTAAAAGATGGCAACTAGACAAAACACAAATTATGGATATGATATACAAAAGGTATATCTTGAAATGATGATGAGCGATGCTGAAACATTTGTTCGTTGTCAAGCTGTGTTTGAGCCGGATGCTTTTGATAGACGTTTGCAAGAAGGTGCAAAATTTTTAAATAATTATGTAAGTGAGCATAATGCACTTCCTACATTTGATATACTTAACGCAGCAACTAATGCAGATTTAAAAGATCCAGGAACACTACAAGAAAATCATTATGATTGGCTGTTGTTAGAGTTTGAAACATTTAGTAGACACAAAGCATTAGAGAGTGCTATCTTAAAGAGTGCAGACTTACTTGAAAAAGGTGAGTACGGACCAGTAGAAGATCTAGTTAAGAAGGCTGTACAAATTGGATTGCAAAAAGATTTAGGTACTGACTATTGGGCTGATCCACGTAAGCGACTAGAAGCTATTAAAAGTAATAACGGACAAGTAAGCACTGGGTGGGCAGCTATTGATAAGAAATTGTTTGGTGGCTTTAACAGAGGCGAGCTTAACATATTTGCAGGTGGCTCGGGTGCAGGCAAGAGTTTGTTCCTTGCTAACATTGGTGTTAACATGGCTGAGAAAGGTATGAACGTATTATATCTTACGCTTGAGCTTGCAGAGAATTTAGTAAGTATGCGTATTGATAGTATGGTTACAGGCATTAGTACACGCGATGTGTTTAAGAATATAGACGATGTTGAAATTAAAGTTAAACTAATTGGTAAGAAGTCTGGCGCATTACAAGTTAAGTATATGCCAAGTGGCAAGACTGCAAATGATGTACGAAGCTATATTAAAGAATACGAAATTAAAACAAGCAAGAAAGTAGACGTACTTCTAATTGACTATTTAGATTTGTTGATGCCAGCAGGAACAAAGGTAAGTGCAGAAAACTTGTTTATCAAAGACAAGTATGTATCAGAAGAGTTGCGTAACTTAGCAATGGAATTGAACTGTGTGTTTGTTACAGCGGCACAGTTAAATCGTGGTGCTGTAGAAGAAATTGAATTTGATCACTCGCACATATCAGGTGGACTTAGTAAGATACAAACTGCAGACAACGTGTTTGGTATCTTTACAAGTAGAGCAATGCGTGAACGCGGCCGCTATCAATTACAGCTAATGAAGACACGTAGTTCAAGTGGTGTAGGATCAAAAATTGATCTAGGCTTTGATGTAGACACCTTACGTATATATGATATAGATGAAGATGATGATAGTGACAACTATCAAACTAGTTCAGGTAACTCAACTATTATGGACACCCTTAAACGTAGCAGTACATCAGAAACAACTCGAACAGATCCAACACAAGGTAATGGCGCACCAAAAGTACGAGCAGAAACCGATAGTACAAAATTAAGAAACTTTATTAATAATCTAAGTGGAGACGACAACTAATGATCGAAGTACTAACAAATTCTGTAACAAAAACTTTTGTAGACTTACAAAAGCAAATACATCATCCTCATATGCATTGGCAGTATCACGATCCTATGAGCTTTCCTGGTAAAGGACGAGAAGAAGAATTACCGTTCTATAGTCATCAAGTTATGGGCCGACCAATGCAAGGCCAACGATACAGTATGATAACTAGTAGTCTATTTGATGTCACATATCGTGCCATTGAAGAAATTCTTACACAGAATAAGATTGAACTTAATACAATATACAGAATTAACTTTAATGCAACATTTAATAACGGCGAGTTAAAACAGTCATCCTGGCATAAAGATTTAAATTTTCCACATAAAAATTTAATAGTGTATATGAACTCATTTGAGGGTAGTGGTGCTACTATGGTTAGACAAGATGACAATACACAAGATTTTGAGCCTCAGCTTAATGACGCAATTGTATTTGATGGTAGCCTAGAACATTGTCATTTAGTACCTACTAGCGGACGAAGAATTACGTTAGTGGTAAATTATCTATAATGAATAACCCAACTCTATATATATTTGGCGACAGTTTCAGCGTCCCATCAGCAACTCTTAATAATGGCAACTGGATGGAATGGCAATGGTCTGTACTTCTTTCTACAAAACTTAAAATGACATTAAGTACAGAAGCTGTCTTTGGAAGCAGTAATTCCTGGATATTATCTAAGTTGTCTAAAAAGTTAGACTCGTATAACCCAGGTGATAAAATTATTGTACAAACAACCCAATATCATCGCTTTTGGTTTTTTAAAGATAAGCCATATGTAAGTAATGTACATCATGTTATAGAGGACTTAAATGAAATTAAAAGTCTTACTAAAGACGAACAACTTTCATTAAACCTTTATTATAAACACATGCAACAAGATGACCTAGATTTGCTTCGAAGAGAAACTGAATTTAGTTATCTTAATAATATAAAATGGTTATTAGGAAAACGTGGTGTTGAGCTATTCATCTTACCAGGCTTTGATCATCCTCAAATAATTCCATTAGCAGGACCAAAAATACTAGGTACATTGCAAACTATTAGTTACGGTGAGTTTGTTGATAACAACAGTGGAAAAAAATGGTACGCTCAACTTAATACTCCAGACCAAAGATTAAACCATATGTGCAAAGACAATCATGCTATACTTGCAGATAGGTTATATAAACACATCAAGCATAAAGATACATTAAACCTTGCAGACGAATATAGCAGTGGCTTCCTTAGTATTGCTACACAAGACCCTAAGCAACTTAATCCCGAATCAATAAGGACTGTGTGCAATTGACAGAGTATACTGGTCATGATTTAATTATAGCAACAGGTGTTCCGGGTAGTCAGTGGAGTGCAGCTTTAAGAATCGTCAGTTTTAATGAAGGCATTAATAGAAGTGATGAATCAAAAGATACATTCTATGAAGGAGCCAAAGCCTGGCACAGTGGAGCATATTGGGGGCCTTATCATAAGCAAGGACATAATTTTGATAGATTAGATCTACTGTCTAAAGAACAAGTAATTACTGAATTTAAAAAACCATATCGAGAATGGAACTTAGGTATTAAGATAATAAAAAGCCATTGGTTTGCATATCATCTTCCTTTGTTAAAAGAAATGTTTCCTGATGCAAAATTTATAGCAACTTATAGAACTAATGAAGAAAGTTTTGATTGGTGGCATGTCTGTGGCGGCTGGGACATTGGGTATCCACATTATACTTGGTATGTAGACAATGCTCGTATGCAGAAACAAATAGCAATAGAAAATGAACACATTTTAGATTTTTTTAAACTTAAGAGATACAATCTAGGAGAACTATTAACTAGTCTTGGATTAAAAGATACTATGCCTAATAATAGCGAGATTGATTTAATTGATACTAAGTTAGGTAGAATAGCTCACGATGCAGATAAATCTTATTTACAAATATGTGAAAAAATTGTAAGAAGAAACAAACAGGGTATTATATAAATGGAGTACAGGGGTATATCACGTGCAAAATATCATAGGGTACTAGATGAGATTGTTATTGACTCACAAGAGCTTTTAGATTTCTATTTGCAATTCCCTCAAGAGTGTCACCTACCTTGGAATGAGTTTAAACTAAAGTATAACCCTAACAATCCATATCGAAGAAAATTAACTGATGATTTTAGACAAGTATATGCTCCATTACATAAAGGATTAGAATTAATAGAGTATCCGTATATACAAGACTTATTAAAAAAGTTTAATTTTAAAAATCCTTTAACTGTTACAGATGTACAGATACTTGCTTACAATCCAGGATTTGAATTTAAGCCGCATATAGATGCAGAAGTTAATTGGAGTATGTTTATTCCAATTGTGCCTAATTACGAAAGTGAGCCTTTAGTATATCATCAAGGACACAATCATCGTAAGCCCGGCGATGAGATATACCGAGTATATTACAGCACAGACCATCCTACACTAACTGACGGAACTGTAATTCATAGAGTGCCTTGTATACAAGCACCTAGAGTATTACTACGAATACGTAGTGGAGATGAAACCTATAACGAGCTAATAGATAAGATTGATAACGAACAGTTCTTCAATTTATAACTAGTGCAGTTCCAATAATAATTAATGCCCAATAAGTTATAAAGTGTAGGCTTTGATCCACGCACTGTATAAACCAATACAACTGCTTGTTGCTGTCGGGTGTAATATTCCAACGGGTTTGTACAACATGTTTGTTATAATCAATATGCCAATGAAGTACAAAGTCAATTACGGCTAGTATAAATGCTACCTCGAAGCTAAAGAACGCACAACATACGAGCAATGTAAACACAGCATGTTCTAGATAGTGTGGCCACCCTCCAAAATACATTCGCTTGTTCATAGTTGTATGAAAACATTGTAGATAAAGATCAACAACAGCATGTTTGATTAATAGTAATAACAGT